CGCGCGATGGCCAATATGCCGGTCGCCAACGGGAGGCCTGCGTGAGCGAACCCACCAAACCGCCGCAGACCGTGCACGAGCTGCTGGCCAACTGGATGCACGCCGACCGGCACATGGTCACGTCGTTCAACGAGGCGCACATCACGGCCGAGTCCACCGTCGAGGCCCGCATCGCGTTCATCGAAATGCGCGCCAACAACATGGCGACGGCCCTGGCCTCGCTGATGACGATGCTCAGCAAGGGGGCCAATGATGGCCGGTAACCGCTACGACGTGAGCCGCCCCGAGGCGCCGCCCTTGACGCGCGTCTTCACCCAGGACGGCAAGCAGGTCAACGTGATCGGGTACGAAACCGTGCGCGATCCCGACGGCCCGTTCGTGCGCCTGGTGATCGAGGGTGTGCCCGAGACGTTCGATCCCGATTGGGAGTCGAAAGTCGCTGCGCGCTGGCGCGCGGCGGTGGCCGAGCGCCACGGCTTCGCGCCCGATGCGCCGTCGATCAGCATGAACGTCGACCAGATCAGCAGCGCGCTGGCCACGATCCTGGGCGTGAAGATCGAACTGTCCGAGCCGGAGATCCCTCCGGTGGCGCGCTGGGAGCAGAGCGTGGTCGAGCGCTGGCGCCAGCGCATCCGCGCAAGGTACGGCAGCAAGGCGGCGGACATCGAACTGACCGGCGCGCAGGCCGTGGCCATTCTGTCGGAGATCTTCGGCGGGATTTTCCTGCAGAAGGATGTGGCGCCGGCCGCTTCCGGATCCGACGAGCCGGCCGGCCTGCCGGTCGACTACGTGATGGCGATGGGCATGCTCACGACGATGCACCCGACGATGGAGATCGACGTCGAGGATCCGATCGACATGGCGAGGCAGGTCATCCACTACATCGCATCGAAGATCCTGCGCGGCACGGCTGACGCCGAACGTCTGCGCGAGCAGGTCCGCCAGCTCGGCGCCGAGCCGGAGGCCTGACATGGAAGACGCGCTGCAGTGGTCCGATCTCGTCCTGGCCCTGTTCTATCTGTTCTGCGGCGCGTTCGTCTGGGGCGGCTGGGTCGGGACCGCAATGATCGAGCAGTACAAGAGGCTGATCGCCGGCAAGGCGGTCGACGGCACCGCCGAGTACATCAGCGGCAAGCCGTATCACATCGTCAACCACCGGGACTACGTCCGCATGAAATGGCCGGACGTTGACTGGGACACCATCGAACAACAGGAGAAGCAGCAATGAACGGCATCAACGTGACCGGGGCCGACGGCGGCCAGTGGCCCACCACCGCTGACGCGAAGGCCTGGGCCGAAGCGTGGATGAAGATCAACGGCCTGAACGCGATGCCCGAGGACGTGATGCTCGGGTGGTTCGCCAACGCGATCATGGCCGGCTTCGACGCGGGCGTGCGCCGCGTGCCGAACCCCTTCGCTGATCAGGCAGCGTTCATGCTGGCCTGCGGCCAGACCGTGGGCCAGGAGGACTTCAAGCAGGCCGAGATGTACATCGACCTGGTCAAGGAAGAGCACCAGGAATGGCTCGACGCCTCCGGCAAGGTCGAGACGCTGGACGCGGTGATCGACCAGATCGTCGTGCTGATCGGCTACGCGCACTCGTGCGGCTGGGACGTCGAGGGCGCCTGGCGCGAGGTGATGCGCTCGAACATGGCCAAGATCGACCCGGTCACGGGCATGGTGAAGCGCCGCGAGGACGGCAAGATCCTCAAGCCCGACGGCTGGACGCCGCCGGTGCTGGACGCGTTCGTCGAGCCGCGCATCGGCACGATCACCGAGGCCGCTGTCGCATCGTCGGTCGAGGTCGTGTCCAACGTGCAGCCCGGCGAGGTGTTCAGCACCTCGCAGGTCAGCGACTCGGCGAGCTTCGCCCCGAGCGAGGTGATCGAGCGGCACCCGACCGAGCCGCTGCCCGAGAACGCTCCCGAGGGGCCTGCCGAGCCCGCCCCCGCGGCCGACGCCACCACCAGCGAAGGCACCAGCGAATGAGCGCGCTCGACAGGCAGGAGGGCGGCGGGCACTACAAGGGGCTGGCGATCCAGCCTGTCGAGTACGTGCACGCCAACGGGATCGGGTTCTTCGAGGGCAACGTCATCAAGTACGTGACGCGCTGGAAGGACAAGGGCGGCATCGACGACCTGAAGAAGGCCCGGCACTACATCGACATGCTGATCGAGTTCGAGACGAAGCAGCGCGCCGAGGACTTCGATGTCGCTGCAGCCCGCCATCTTCGGGAGTTCGACCTGCAGATGAGGCGGCATCAGCATGCGTTCAGGCAGCACAGCAAGGCGGTGTTCGACAACGCCGAGCGGCACGATCCGTTCGTTCCGCTCGATCCGGTCAAGGTGTTCTGACGTGGCGCTGCTCAAGCTGAACCACCTGGCCTACTGCATCGCAATGGAGATGCTGGTCGACGGCGACGCTTCGACGCGGGCGATGGCCGACGAGACGGGCCTGAACCTCACGACGATCCAGGCCTTCATCCGCACCGCCAAGCAGCGCGGCACCGTGCACATCAGCGCCTGGGACTACGACCGCTACAACAAGCCGTCGATCCCGCTCTACAAGTTCGGCAGCAGGCCGGACGCACCCAGGCCGAAGAAGACGATCGCCCAGATCTCGCGCGACTACCGGGCCAACCGGGCGCGCCGCGAGAAGCACGCCGTCGTCCAGGCGGCGCTCACCGGGCAGCTCCGCGCATGACCAGGCGCCGCATCCGGACCGCGCAGCGGGTGCGCAAGGCCGACATCGACAGCATCCGCAACGATGTGGCCGAGCAGCTCCTGAAGTTCGGCCCGGCCTGCCGTGCCATCGACGAGGCCGGCTGGGCCCTGGTCGAGACGTTCGTGGCCATCTCCCTGCGGGTGATGGCCAACACCAACCCGAGCAAGCTGATCGACGCGGCACGCACCGAGGAGATCAAGGCCCGGATCCACAACCGCGAGGTGATCGAAGATGATGAAGACCCTGCCGAACCCGTCTGACGTGCACGAGCTGGCCAAGCGCGAGCTGCTCACCTGGGCGGCCAAGCACGCGCTGCTGGCCATCGAGGCGGGCGCCCCCGACGTGGCGGCCAACTACCTGCGGGTGGCGGTCCGCGAGAGCGCGCGCGGCATCATCACCGGAGGCGCGGCGCCGCAGGTCGGCGACCTGGACGCCTGGCTCAACGGCGCCCGGAACATGGGGCCGATGGCCAACGCCCAGCAGCGCCGGCCCGATTGACCGGCGACTTCACAATGCTGTAGGATCCCCGCGGGGCATTGCGCCCTGACTTTCCCTGGATCTTGGATGGCTTGAGCCCGCCCCTCACCGGCGGGCTTTTTCTTTTCTGGGCCCTGGCAGTCCACCGAGTCGGGCAGTCCGTCTCCTGCTGCTTCCCGGTGGCGCCAGGGCCCAACCCCCACGAGCACGATGTCGCAGACCGATCCGTCCACCCTCACCGTCGTGAGCGGGTGGGGGCGGGTGGCGGCGACGATCGCGCCCCACGTCGAGCAGATCCTGGATCTGTGGGTCGACGGCATGTCGATGCGCCAGATCGTCGAGCAGCTCCGGCTTCCGGTCACCGCCTCGCAGTGCCGCGGCGCGCTCTTCCAGAACTGGACCGACCAGTTCGAGCAGGCCCGGCGCGACCGGGCCGACGAGCTGATGGAGCGCAACGGCGAGCACGCGGCCAACGCGGCCGCCACCGGCGAGCCCTCGGGCTACAAGGCCGCCGCCGACATCAACTTCAAGCTCGCCGCCCAGCTCGACCCCGTCCGCTATGGCGACAAGAAGACCGTGGCGCTCACCGGCCCGGACGGCGGCGCGGTGAAGGTCGAGGCCGACGTGACGCTGTCGCCCGACGAGGCCTACAAGCGGATGCTCAAGGGGGCCGACCAGTGAAGGCCTTCGACTGGAAGAACCCCGACTACGACAGCGTGTTCGCCACGCGCATCGAGCGCCTGGAGCGGATGCGCGCGCAGCCGGAGCTGGTCCCGCGCCTGAAGGACTGGTACGCCTCGCACCCGGCCGACTTCATCAACGACTGGGGCATGACCTTCGACCCGCGGCTGGCCGAGCGCGGACTGCGCACCATCGTGCCGTTCGTGCTTTTCCCCCGCCAGCGCGAGTTCATCGACTGGCTGCTCGAGCGCTGGACGCGCCGCGAGGACGGCCTGGTCGAGAAGAGCCGCGACATGGGCGTGTCGTGGCTGTGCGTTGGCTTCGCGGCCTGGATGATGCTGTTCCGCGAGGGCACGGTGGTCGGCTTCGGCTCGCGAAAGGAGGAGTACGTCGACAAGATCGGCGACCCCAAGAGCCTGTTCTGGAAGGTGCGCGAGTTCATCAACCTGCTGCCCAAGGAGTTTCAGCCCGAGGGTTGGGACGCCAAGCGGCACGCGCCGTACATGAAGATCGGCAACCCGGAGAACGGGAGCTTCATCAGCGGCGAGGCCGGTGACAATATCGGCCGCGGCAACCGCACCTCGATCTACTTCCTGGACGAGGCCGCGTTCCTCGAGCACCCGGAAGCAGCCGACGCTGCGCTGTCGCAGACGTCGAACTGCCGCATCTACGCGAGCACGCCCAACGGCGCCGGCAACCCGTTCTATCGCAAGGCGCACGACGGCAAGACCAAGAAGTTCGTCTTCGACTGGCGCCAGGATCCGCGCAAGGACGAGGCCTGGTACGAGGAGCAGAAGCAGAAACTCGACCCGGTCGTGGTCGCCCAGGAGATCGACCGCAGCTACACCGCCTCGGTGGCCAACGCGTACATCCCCGGCGAACTCGCCGCCGCGGCCGCGCGCAAGGGACCGGCCGACGTGATGCCCAACGGGCCCGTGATGATGGGCATCGACGTGGCCCGGTTCGGCAACGACAAGACCTGCATCTCGCTGCGCCAGGGTCGCGTCGTGCTCGCGCAGCACGTCTTCGGCAAGCTCGACACGGTCGACGTGGCGGGCAAGGCCAAGGACATCTGGCGATCCATGATGGGCGACGTCGCCCAGATCGCCGTCGACACGATCGGCATCGGCGCCGGCGTGGCCGACATGCTGCGCCGCGACTTCGGCGAGACCGTCGTCGACGTCAACTCGTCGCTGCGCATGGAAGACGGCGAGAACTACAACCTTCGGGCCCGCATGTGGCGCGACATGCGCGAGTGGCTCAAGGCCGGCGCGTCGATCCCCAACGACCCGGAACTGATCACCGACCTGACCGCGCTGCAGTACGGCTACCGGGGCGGCCTGCTGCTCCTGGAGTCCAAGGACGACGCCAAGAAGCGCGGCATCAAGTCCCCCGACCGAGCCGACTCGATCGCGCTCACCTTCGCCTATCCCGTCAAGCGGCTCGACGAGTTCGCCGCGGCCGCGCCGCCCGTCGGCATGAGCCTGGCGTGGGAGGCCCTGGACGCCGTCGCAGGCTACTGAAGGACCGAGACA